CCAGAGCGCCTGCGCTGCTGCTCGAGCTTCTCGGTGCCGGGCGTCGCGTGGCGCATCTGGTCGATTTGTTCCGCCGTGAAGCCCAGATCCGGCAGATCCGCGATCGGGACCGACATCTCGTGGATGATGTACTGCTTGGAGGGCCCCGGATCGGGGTAGAGGTCCTCGAAGGGAATGATATCGATCCGGAGCCGCATCGATTCGTGCTCCGTGATGACCATCTGCCCGTTCTGCATGGCGTACTGGGGCCGATAATCGGGGGCCATGCCGATTTTCCACGTCACTTCCGACTCGATGAGGCCGATTTTGAGCGAATCGTACACGAGGCGGTGCATCCCATAGGTCGTCGGCATGCATCCGGAGTCGACGCCGAGCCGTTCCAGCTCGATTTTGAGGATCCGAGCCGCTTCGTCGGGCTGGAGCGCCGGCAAGGGCGGCTTCTGCCCCTCGTAGGAGGCCTCAAACCAGTTCTCGAAGCCGACCAGCTGCTCCGTCAGCTGCGCGCAGACCTGCTCGAGCGATGTTTCGAGCGACGGGATCACGATCTGCGACTGGCCGGGCCGCTTCTTGGCGAGAAAGTCGAACTTCCCATGCAGCGCGTCCCAGTTCCGGCGGTTCAGGCGGGCGCGCGACTCGCGTGCCGTCTTCGATTTCTCGTATTGCTGCTGCATCGCCATCAAGAGGATGGACTCCTCGACCTGCGGGAGCGGTTCGTCCTCCGCAGCGGGCTCCGTGATCTGAAGATCTTCCTCTTTCTGATCGGCGGAGAAGCTCTTCGGGCTCTTCGTGCCGAGATCGGCGACGCTCGCGCCGTTCATCGGAGGCGATCCAGTGGCAATTCCCGTCTCTGGAATCATCGGCGGCTCCGTTGCGGTGTCAGTGCAGCCGTTCTAGGACGACGTATGCGCTATAATCGCTCGGCGGCGATGTACATCCGGTCGTCGTCGTATCCGCAATCAATATGATTCCGCCTGCCGAGCCATCGCTTGATACGTGGAACCATGATTCAAACGCCCGTGTCGAGTTAGCTTCCACGGGAATCGCGCTAAGCACTGAATGTAAGCCGAACGTGTCCTGCCAGTATTCCGTGACGCAGATCTGGCCGAGGTTATCACCTTCATCAGCAAATACTGTGAGCCGATATTCACCGACAGCGAGATTCGCGATCCAGAACGTCGGCAAGCCTCCAGAGATATTTTCGTGCGATGCCGTGGCGATCACATCGACGGGCGTTGTTGCCGACGCGAGTCTCGCGAGCAAGCACATCAGTACGCCAGTACGTATCACGGACATTTCCACGCTCCTCCTGTGCGAAACGCTGCACTGCCGCCTCCAGCGCCGGTGCATGGATTCGACGCCGTCGTGCAATCGCTGCAGCCCACGCTCGAACCATTCTGAGCGGCTGGTAGCTGCGCCTGCGTGCAGAGGCCCCCCTCGATCGAGAACGTCCCCGCGTTGTTCGAGATCGTCTCGCCGTGATAGCCGATGAGATGATTGTTCGTCGACGCCGCGCCATCGAATCGGAAGCAGCCCTGCGAGTACGTGCCCTGGCAGGTATTGTTGACGAATTGGTTCTGATCCGCGGTGCCGAAGCTGACGATGCCGTAGCGGTTCAGGTTGACGGGCAGCTCCGCCTTCACCTTGTTGCCGACGAGCAGGTTGCGCGACCCGTTCACGTTGATATCGCCTGCGGTCGTCGTGTTGGACGTCCGGATCCAGGGCGAGTCGACCGCGATGTTGTTCCCCCACGTCTGGTCGTTCCCGATCGCGATCATGCCGCGGGCCCCGCAGTGCTCGGCGACGTTGTTCCCGACCGTGAACTGATCGCCTGCGAAGACGTAGCAGGTATCGCCGCAGTCCCGTGAGTGATTCGCCTCGACGACCATCCGCGTCCCGGTCAGCTCGAAGTGATCGGCGAAGCCGCCGACGACGGTATTGTTGACGGCGCGGAGGCCCTGCAGGGCCGTGATGCCGGTATTGCCGGCCAAGAGGAAGTAGAGCGGGCGGGTCCACATCACCTCATAGAGCGTGCCGTTCGACGGCGTCGACGCGCTGCCGGTCCAGCTGACCCAGCCATCGGTGTCGCAGGTCAGTACGGTCGAGGTGTAGGAGGCAATGTGGCACATCGTCCAGCCGTAGACCGTGTACGCGATGCCGCCCGTCGTCAGCACGGCCGTCGTCGGCCGCCGTGTCGAGGTGGCGCAGATGGCGCTCCCGAGCGGACACGACGTCTCGCGCACCCATTCGTCGACCTGCAGCACGGTGGCAGACGCGACCGTATCGACTGTCGCCCAGCGCGGCTCACAGATCCCGCTCGAGCAGTCCGCATTCGCCGTGCAGACGCAGGAATCACCCCAGCTGGACGTGCCGGCGCTGCCGGTGCAGACGAAGCGCGCGGCTTGCCCCTTCGATCCGTTCCCGAAGCAGACCGGCGTCGTCTTCACGATGTCGCCGCGCTGCACGCTCGCGCCCGTGAAGTTCGCGCCGGCATCGGTCAGATAGCCACCACCCGTGTTGAAGTTCGCGGTCGTGCCCGTGGCTTTCGACGTCAGCACGCGGACGAAGTTCCCGGCGGCAGCGGAGCAGGGAGACGCGGCGCCCTGATCGCAGAGCCCCGCAAAGTTGGCCGCGGTGTCGGTGAGGGTCGTCGCCGCATACGTCACGGTGCCGCCACTGTTCGTGTATTTCGTTGGCGTGCCCCAGAACGTGCCGTGATAGATGTTGTTCGAAATGTCGGTGAACTCGATCGGCTGGTTCGTCGTCGATGCCAGCTCGATGAAGGTCCGCTGCCAGTTGGACGTGTTGCGTTGGATCACGCCGCCGCGGACACCCGTCAGGAACATGCCGCGGCCACCCGAGCCGGGACACGAGCTGTAGAACTCGTTCCCTTCAATCAAAAAATCCCGGCACCCGGACATGTTAATACCGTTCGGACCCGCCGAGGTCGTCGGGCAGCCGACGCCGCCACTGTCGAAGGCGTTGTTCCGGATCGTGATCCGCTCGATGTCGCGGCACTGCGCCACGATTTGCGCCTGCACGCCACCCGAAAACGTGATCCCTTCCACCCCCCAGTGCTGCACGGGCCCCATGAAGACGCCAGAGAACGACTGCACGATCAGGTTGTTGCAGTTGGCCGTGCCCGTGATGATGGTCTGCCCGGGCCCGGCACCGACCCAGCGCTGGTTCACTGCGCGCGCAAAGAGGTTGCAGACGGGATACGTGCCGGCGGGGAAGTAGACGACGGCGGCGCCGCTATCGACCGCACGCTGGATCGAGCCCGTCAAATCGCCCTGCCCGCCGCCACTCGCATTGTACGGCTCACGGCTGACGTCGACCCAGCTGGTCGTCCCCTGGCAGCCCGGGAAGGGACAGGCGCCCTGATTCCCCTGCGGCGCCGTGATGACGCTCGTGTCCGCCTGCGCGAACGACGCGAGCAGCAGGAGCGCGGCGCCCACGGGCTTCGTCCATTTGCGCGCAACGGCGGTGATGATCGGGCGCATCAGGATCTCAGTCGTGCGGATGTTCGGCGGTGGCACCATGGGCGGCGGCGGCTCCTCTCGTGGCGGCGGTGGGAGATCGACGCCCTGCACGACGGAATGGGGATGCGACCGCTGCGCGCTAGTCGCCTTCTTGTCGGGCGGATGGACGGTGTGGCCTCTGACCTGCGTCCGGGGTGGCCGCGGCTCGGGGGGAAAGACGTCGAGCTTGGTGATCTTCTTCATGCGCTGCGGGCGAAGCCGTAGCTGGGCGGCTGGATCCGGCGGGACACCTGGCCGGCGTGGCGCGACTGCGTGATCGCGGACGCTTCCCGGGCCCACAAGACGTAGCCGGTGCCGTCGGAGATATGCGTCCGCTGGTAGTAGGGGTCTTCTGGTTTATGGGACTTCTTGATATGACCGCCGTCTGGCGCCCAGAGCACCTGCTCGTAGTCGCTGATCAGCTCCGTGCAGGAGGAGGCCACCTCATGGCGGATCGTCTGCCCCCCGCTGCCAAGCAAGAAGTTGACGAGGTTCACCCGGTCTCGATCTGGAGGATTCTTCTGTGGGACCGCCAGCCGCACCCGCAAACCGCTCATCGCTGCGAGGAGGACTTCGTAATCTGTCTTCCCGGTCTGCGCATGGACGTGTGTACCCATGGCATCGCCACAGAGCACGATTTCGTGCCGATGCGATCCGAAGCGTTCCTTCAAGCGTTCGCCCATCTCCGGCAGCGAGCCCGGACGAAGGATCACCTCGTCGAGTGCCCGCCAGATCTTGCCGTGCTGCTGCATGACCACGCAGCAGAGCGGATTCGCGTTGACGTCGATCCCTAAGTAGAGCGGCGCCATCGGATCGATCTTCTCGGGTCCGATCTGCTTGTTCACGTGGAGTTTCCGGTCGAAGGCGGCATAGGCCCGGTTGCCGAGCAGTCCCGGCAGCAGCTGGCCGTCAATGCGGATGAGCCGATCGAGCGAGCCCGGCGGATAGAGCCGCTGCGCCATCTCGAGCTGCTCTTTCGTGATGTGCGGGTTGTCGCGCATGGCGACGTTGATGATCTTGAAGTCGGGCGGGCTCCGCTTGTTCAGCCACGGCTCGATCTTCTCGGCCCAGAGCCACTGACACACGCCCCCGGCCTCCCCAGGGGCCGGGAGCAGTGTCGCCGCGATCCGGATGCGAAACGATTTGCCGGCCGCGAAGCGGATGGAACACTCGCGATAGACGGGCCAATCGGGCGGCTCGTCGAAGGCGATCTCATCGACCGCGGCCCCGGCCATCGTGTCGGCGCCCTGCTGACAGCTCTTCAAGATGATCGCCCAGCCGTCTTTGCCCTGGATCTCGAAGTCAGGGACAGTGCGGATCTTCGCGATCTCGGTTTTTGGGATGAACGCCTCGGGGCCGGCGTAGCCTTCCCACTCGAACAGATAGGGCAGGATATTCTGGCGTGTCGCCGCGTTCGTTTTGCTGACGATCCAGATTTTCTGGGCCAGGCCTGACCGCACGAGGCGAGCCACACGGGCACAGAGAGCGATCGTCTTGCCGGATCGATTTGCCCCCAGCATATGAACTTCTCTGGTGTCGTCATCGAGGCAGAAGTCTTCCTGCTTCGCATAGGGCGCGAAGCGTTCGAGCGCGTCCGTGGCCAGTCGGCGGCCGTACTCGTCGGCGCATTCGACGGCGTAGTCGAGATCATGCATCGGTATCAGTGGCGCCGCCGCCAGTGGAAGGATTTCTTCAGCTCGAGCGGATCGGGATCGCGGAGCCCATCGAAGAGCGGCCGGTAGCCCCACTTCGCCCGCCACGGCTTGTAGCGCTCCTCAAGTTCGGCCTCGAGGCAGTCGGCATCGAACCGGGCGATGGCCGCGTGCTGCTTCGCCGTCAGCTCCGGCAGCCACCAGTTGAGGCGGCTCTCGTTCTCCAGATAGCCCGGGGACTCCGCGCCGTTTCTCGCGAAGGACGGCGTCCCGGCATAGCCGATCTCTTTCGGCCGCGTACTCGGCCGGCCGCCCCTACCGCCGGTCGCACGCCGACCCGAGAGGGGGAAGCGGTCACGCTTCGGACCGGGTGGTGGTGCTTCCGGGCACACGGTCGGCGGGTCCGGATCCCGGGCCCGCATCTCCTTGAGCACGGCGCCGAGTTCGTAGGTCGGCACCGGGGGCACCTTCACGGCCAGTGTCTGGTAGTGCTGCCGGCGCTCCTCGTAGACGTCGAACGGCACCTCGTGCCACTTGCCGTCCGGCAGAATCGCCCAGTACTGGGTGGATCCTGGCTCCGCCATCAGAGGACCTGCGTCAGGGCGGCGAAGCAGAGCCCGCCACAGAGCCAGTTGACGCCGGCCGGCACATTGAAGAAGCCGAGCGCGAAGCAGACACTCGACGCGATCCAGAGAAACATGTGGAGACTCATGCGTCCAGCTCCTTCTCGACCGGCAGTGGCACGAGCACGTGGCAGGCGGGACACTGTTTCCCGGGAATCACGAGCTTCCGCACCGTCCCGACGACGGCCGCGATCAGCTGTTTCTGACTCTGCTCCGCAGGGGAGCGGCGGGTCGCGGTGCCATTGTGCACATCGAGCAGCATCGCGAGCTTCGCCATGCCTTCACTCGCCCGCAGCACGCCCGTACTCGCCATCGAGAGCTTTTGGATGACGGACGCGCACGTCGCGAGCAGCTTGCCGGAGGCGACAACGTCGAGTTCCTGCTGCTCGGTGACGAACTTCTGGACGTTCGCCGTCAGCTGCTTGACGATCGGCTCGAGGTCGGTCCACGTCGCGACGAGACTCTTGCCTGCCTCGAGCGTCGCCCGCGACACCTCGGCCACGGGCTGGCCGGACAGCCTGGTTAAGCCATCAGGATCGACGAGCGAGGTGGCGGGGCGGCGATGCACACGCCTAGGCTCCCGCAGCCGGCGGGGTCGCCAGATACGCCTGCACGTCCTTCGCGGCCGCGACCAGTCCGGTCAAGCCGGCCACGATGATCGCGCTCTCGCGGATCATCCCTTCGCCCTGGGTGAGTGCCGTGATGGCCGCGCCTGCGCCCGCGATGACGCCCGCCGAGAGGGCCGAGAGGCCGAGCTTGATCCCGGTCTGGCTCACGTCGAGCCAGGATCCGACTTCTGGGGCCGCTTCGCCCATTCCGGTCCCGGGCCCTTGTCCTCGTTCGTCACCTCGGTGCCGTAGCTGGAAAAGGGCGGGAACTTGCCCACCTTGGCCGACCCGATCGACCCGGGTCCGACCTTCTCGTAGCCATCCGTGAAATCAGCCACTGGGGTGCTCCTTTCGAAACGCCGCGATGTGTGCCTGCACGCGGGCGAGAATGTCGGCCTCCGGCACCCCGTCCTGCGTCATGCACCGGATAATATCCGTCACCTGATGGCCGAGAAACAGCTCGTCCTTCTCGGCCTCGCTGAGGTCCGTGTCCTCGTAGAGCGCCATGCTAGGGATGCTTCTTATTGGGCAGGGCGTCCTTGCCCTCGTCGTAATCGATGATCGGCCCCGGCGTGAACCGTCGTTGCGACCAGTCGTCACCCGCCGTCCCCGACCCCTTCTG